CAACATTCAAAAAAAGAAGAGGGGCAAAAGCGTAGTAAATATTACGAGTCTAGGTACGACCATTACATTTCTATGGGTTATAGTAATGGACAAGCTTCTAAACTAGCTCATGTAGATTTAGCAAAACAATTTAAACAAAAAAACCCAACCATAGATAAATTAAAACAGATTTGAAAAAAGAAGAATTACAAACTTTCATGTTAAAAAACAGAATTTCTGTTGAGGAATTTTATCGTAAGATAGGATATAGTCCCGAACTTATAAGAAAATTTCTCAAAGGAACAAAGAAGATACCTATGGAATTAACACAGGAATCTTTACAAAAAAAACTCCAACAGTAATTAACTAGACCCACATATACAGATAGACTCGAAATGGTTTGAGTACCTAGACCTGTGCTGTGGATAGCATTACAGGAAAAAATAATGGAAGATAAAAAAGAAGCTGCTATTGAAGCAGGAAAACAAGCAAAGCTATTACTTGAGAATCCTCAGATGGTAGCTGCATTTAATACTGTTCTTAATGGTGGATATCAACAATGGATATCTACGGACATTAAAGATACAGAAATAAGAGAAGCACTTTACCATAAGCAAAGAGCAATACTCGAAGTTAAAAATACTTTAGTACAGACGTTAGATAACGGAAGAATACTGGAGGAAGAAAATAAATCTTGATTAAGGAAAGAATACCTGAGAATAGATTAAATAAACTTTGGGCAGCAGTTCTAAAACAAACATGGGACGATGCTTTAGAAAACAAAAAAGACTATGCCTACATTAGGTTAGGACCTATTAGATATAAATGGACTAATGGTAAATTAAGAAAACTTAGTCCGGAACAATTTAATAGAAGAAGAATAATGTCTATGAATATTAGTACAGCAAGGACATTTTTTTTAGAACCTAATCAAGACTTAGACTTTTGTTGTGATGCAGCTAATTTAGATAAAGAAAGAGTTTTATCTATAGTCGTACCAAAAATATTAAAACAAATAGAGGAAGAAAGTAATGGATAATAAAGAAAGTAAACACAAAGGAATTCCAGTGACTGACGTTGCGTCAGCACAAGAAGCACTACTTGGTTTGATGGAGACTCCAAAAGAGCAAACTCTTGAAACTGAAGTAGAAACAGAAACCGAGGATGTGGTTTCTGAACAGGCAATGGATGTTGCCGAATCAGTTGAACCCGAAGTAGAAAATTCAAATGAATTAACTGCTGAAGATATGTCTGATGAACCAGTAGAGGAAGTTGAAGAACCAAACACTTTCACCGTTAAAGTAAACGGCAAGGAAGTGGAGGTAACCCAAGACGAACTATTACAAGGTTACAGCAGAACTTCTGATTACATGCAAAAAACTCGAGTATTGTCAGAGCAACGCAAACAAATAGACGATGAGCTTACTGCGACTCAACAAGAAAGACAGCGATACACTCAGGCACTTGAGCAATTAGAAGAATCTAATGACTATGAGATAGCTCATCTAAAGTCACAAGATTTGGAAAAACTCAAGGAAGAAGACCCATTAACTTATATGCAACGTAAAGATGCTTTGCGTGATTTGCAAGAAAACAAAACAAAAATTGCAAATGAAAAAGCGAAAGCTCAAGAAGCACAGCAAAAAGAAATGCAAGGACAGTTAATAAAGCAAAGAGAAGAACAACTTGAAATATTAAATAACAAGTTACCTGAATGGAATCATCCTGAAAAGGGTGCAAAACTTAAGCTTGACATAAAAAATTATGCTAAAGCTCAAGGATTTTCTGAACAGGAAATTGGTATGTTAATTGATGCAAGAAGCATCCAAGTGCTTCACGATGCTATGAAGTATAAGAATCTTTTAGATGCTAAAATATCTCAAAAGAAAACAAAGGTTGTACCTAAAGTACAGAAACCGGGAACTTCTGCTTCTAAAGGTGAGGTCAAATCTGAACGTGTTAAGCAATTAAAATCAAAAGCTAAAAAATCAGGGAAAGTTAATGATGCTGCGAAGTACATTGAATCCATGTTTGGATAGTTTTTTAATTAACTTATAACACAAAGGTGAAATAATGGCACAATTATCAAACACATTTGAAACGTTTGATGCCGTTGGAAATCGTGAAGACTTACAAAATGTAATCTATGACATTTCTCCAACAGATACACCATTTATGTCTAGTATTGGTACTGGTTCTGCTAGTGCTGTTAAGCATGAATGGCAAACAGATAGCTTAGCTTCTGCTGCATCAAATGCTCAAATAGAGGGAGATGACTCTCCAAGTGCTGCATTATCTGCTACTACTCGTGTTCACAACAATACACAGATTTCTTACAAACCTGTGATGGTTTCAGGAACACAAGAAGCAGTAGACAACGCAGGTCGTAACTCTGAACTTGCTTATCAAATAGCTAAAGCAGGTAAAGAACTTAAACGTGATATGGAACTAGACCTAACAGGTAAAACTGCTGCTTCAGCAGGTTCTGGAAATGGAGCTTCTGCTCGTAAATCCAGAGGTTTTGAATCATGGACAGAAACAAACAACAGCTATGGTGCAGGTGGTTCTAACTCTAGTGGTGCTGTCACAGATGGTACACAAAGGGTTCTTACAGAATCTATCTTAAAAGGTGAGCTTAAGTCTTGCTTTGATAACGGTGGTGACCCTGACCTATTGATTGTTGGTTCATTCAATAAACAGAAAGTATCAGGATTTACTGGTAACTCTACTCGTATGGACATGGCAGAAGATAGAAGCTTAGTTGCTACTATTGATGTTTATGTTTCTGACTTCGGTGAAGTTAGAGTAGTAGCTGATAGATTCCTACGTTCTTCAGGTAGAAGTGCGTTAGTAGTTGATACAGAAATGTTTGGCGTTGGTTACTTAAGACCTTTCCAAACACAAGAACTAGCAAAAACTGGTGATGCTGAGAAACGCTTATTGCTTTCTGAGTGGACACTTGTTGCTAAAAACGAAGCGTCTTCAGCGACTATTGCTGACTTGACAACTTCATAAAAAATACAACAACCCGTTGTACGGGGGCAGGTTTTCTTCATTTTCCTGTCCCCACCTAGATACATATTAATAATGACCTTGAAGAATGTATCACTTCGGAACGAGGGTTATTAATACAAGGAGAAATTTAATGAGAACATTAAACGATTATTTTGTAACAGCAGAGATAGAAGATGTATCTACTGCTTCAAGCACATTTGTACCAGTACCTGACGGTGGTAGAATTGTTAAAATTATTACTGCACTTCAAGGAGCTATAAGTGGTGGCAATGCTGCTATTAGTTTTGAACTAGGTGGTACTGCTGTAACAGGTGGTGGCATAACAGTTGCACACTCAGGTTCAGCAGCAGGTGATGTAGATTCATCAGTACCTACTGCATTAAATACAGTGCAAGAAGATGGCACAATTGAAATGATTACTGATGGTGGTTCTACTGGAACTAAAAAATTGTTAGTAACATTTATAATTAGGAGATAAATATGTCAAAGATGAGAGTAACAAACACTATCGTAAGAAGTGTAAATACTGGCTCACAAGTGACAGCAGCAACTAATGCAAACACAGAGTATGTTAGAATAATATCTGATACAAACGCTGTACATATTGCTTTTGGAGCAGCTCCAACAGCTTCAGCTAGTACAACTATATTAGGTGCATATGACCCTGAAATATTTAAAATTGACGGTGGCATGAAAGTTGCTGCTATCATAGCTTCGGGGACTGCTAACATATATATAGATGAGTTAAGTGAATGAGAAGAAAACTAGGTAACGGACAAATATTTCATTATCACGAACCTAGTGGTGAGTTCGCTATAGAACACATTGAAAATATACAACCCCTTATAGACCAAAATAAAAAATTACAGAACGAAGACCATAGTATAAGAGATGAGTTTAGATTATCTGCTCGTATACCAATGACTGTAGTTTATGAATGGAAAAAATTATTTGGGGTTGATGTATATAAAAAAGACCACGCACAGGCAGTAAGAAAATTATTAAACAGTCCTGACTACAGGTACTTAAAGACAACTAACAGGCGAATATAATGGCAATATCAAGTTACACATCACTTAAATCAGCAGTAGCAGATTGGTTAGATAGAACAGATTTAACTAATCAAATACCTGACTTTATAGGATTGACTGAAATCAGACATAGAAGAGATTTTAAAATAAGGTCTTTAGAAACAAGAGTTACTTCTAACACGGTAGCTGACCAAGAATATTATAATTTGCCTAATAATTATATTGCATTAAGAAACATACAACTTAATACAAATCCAAAAACATCATTAGAATATTTAACACCTGAACAAATGGACAGGGTACATGCAGGAAGTAACAAAGGAAAACCAAAAGCATATAGCATTATAGGAAATGATTTACAAATAAAACCAACACCTGATAGTGTTTATCAAATAGAATTGTTATATCATAAATATGCACAACCTTTATCTGACGCTAACCAATCTAATGAAATATTAGCTAATCATCCTGATGTTTATTTATATGGTGCATTAGTAGAAGCAGAACCTTATTTACAAAATGACAAACGAATTGAAACATGGGCAAGTTTTTATGATAGAGCAAAAAGAGATATTATAGAATCTAATGCAAGAGATAGACATTCAGGTGTAGCATTAACTACACGAATTGATTACGGAGCATATTAATGAGTACAACATGGCAAGTAGTAGCAGGGACTGATTCAGCAGCTACAGCATCAGAAATAAAAACAGTTGCTAATAATATAGATAATGTAAAAACTGTTGGAGACAATAGTGCTAATGTTACAACCGTTGCAGGAATATCTAGCAATGTTACAACTGTAGCAGGGATAGCATCTAACGTAACAACTGTTGCTACAAACAACAGTAATGTCAATACAGTTGCAGGTATATCATCGAATGTTACATCTGTTGCAGGAGTAGCTTCGTTAATTACATCTGATTTTGCGTCTGACTTAAATACGTTAGCGACCTCAGACATTGTTGCTGATTTAAACACGTTAGCAACTGCTGACATTGTAACTGATTTGAATACACTAGCTACAAGTGCCAACGTAACAAATATGGCAACTTTGGGAGCTTCAGGAGTTGTAGCCAATATTGCTTCTGTAGCAGGAGTTGCGTCAAATGTAGCAACAGTAGCAGGTATTGCATCGAATGTTACTACAGTTGCAGGTGTTGCAGCGAATGTAACAACTGTTGCAAGTAATGTTACTGATGTGAACAATTTTGCAAACAGATATAGGATTGGTTCTTCTGACCCAACATCAAGCTTAGATGAGGGAGATTTAGCATATAACACAACAGACAATGCATTAAAATATTATACAGGTAGTTCATGGTCGAGTATCACAGCAGGTCTTACAGATATAGTAGGTGATGTTACACCACAACTTGGTGGTAACTTAGATTGTCAAACTAATAATATTACAAATCTCGGAACATTAAACACTCACACAGTTCAGGGTGGTACTGGGACTATTGCTCTTACATCTGATATTACTGTTTCTGCTAGTAGCACAACGACTTTTACTAACAAGACGTTTGATGCCAATGGAACAGGTAATGCGTTATCTAATGTTGAGGTAGCAGATTTAGCGTCAGGTGTACTCGATACAGATATATCAAGTGTATCAGGAAGTGACGACACACTAGCATCAGCGAAAGCAATCAAGACTTATGTCGATGCACAGGTAACAGCACAAGATTTAGACTTTGAAGCAGATTCAGGTGGTGCGTTGGCTATTGACTTAGACTCTGAAGCATTGACCTTTACTGGTGGTACAGGTATAGATACAAGTGGGTCAGGCAATGCAGTTACGTTTGCGATTGACAACACAGTTGTAACAACAACTGGCTCTCAAACATTAACCAACAAATCAGGAAACATTAGTATGTTTACTAATGATTCTAACTTTATTACTAGCACAGTAACGGGTGATTTTATTGTTGATACAGACACATTGAAAGTAGATTCTACAAACAATAGAGTAGGTATAGGACAAGCTACTCCACTTAAACAGTTTGAAATAAACAATAGTGGAAACACTGAATTTTTAATTAAATCAGGAACTTCATCTGTTGGTAAAATTTTGTTTGGAGATGCAAGTAGTTTATCTGCTGGTCTAATAGAATATGGTCATGCTGCTAACGATATGGGGTTTTATGTAAATGATTCAAGAAAAGTTTTAATAGAATCTGATGGTGACTTACATGTAGATGGAGATGTTATAGCATATTCTACTACTGTTCCATCTGATGTTGCATTAAAAACAGATATTGAAATGATACCTAATGCACTAGATAAAATAGATGAAGTGAAAGGTGTTACATTTAAAAGATATGATGGAGAAAAATCAGCAGGTGTTATTGCACAAGATTTAGAAAAAGTTTTACCTGAAGCAGTCCATGAAAAAAAGTTTAAATTACTTGATAATAAAAAATATAAAACAGTCCAGTATGATGCAATTCATGGTTTATTAATTAACTGTATTAAAGAACTCAAAGAGGAAATTAAGGAGTTAAAGAATGGCTTTACAAAGTAGTGGTCAAATAAAATTAAGTGAGATAGCTGCCGAGTTTGGCGGCTCTGCACCTCATAGTTTATCTGAATACTATGGTGATGGTAATGCACCAAGTAGTGGTGAAATACAACTAGCAGCAGATTTTTATGGCACATCATCAGGTCTTTCTCTTTCAACTACTATAACTTTTGGACAACAATTCGTAAAAGCATTAAGAGATAATAATGGATTCATAAGTAGCTCAGGAAGAACTGTTGGAACGACTAATGACACAGGACCGGCTAATAGCTTAGGTCAAAATAATACTGTACCTATAGGTTCACTTGCTAGTGTAAATGCAGGTGCAGCAAATGTTGAAGCAATTTACAGCAGAACAGGTAATGGTGTAACTTCAAATATACAATTTGAGATTAGTGCATCATCAACTGCTTGGACATCTATTACTATAAATGGAGTTACACATAATAGAACTTCATTTTCTACAAGCGACAATCAACTATTTACTAAAAACACAACTAGTGGAACTCCTTTCCCAAGTAGTGGTACTGGAACTTTTACAATAACTGCATAAGATAAAACAATGGCATATACATTTACAGAAAAAACATTTACTACAGGTTCTACATTTGATTCTTTATATGAAGATAGTCTTTCAGCTTTAGAGGGTGGAACTGTTGTTTTTCAAGATTCAGATACTGCTGAAGAAAAGAAAAACACATTAGTAAAATTAATGTGTAATCAAAATTACCATAATATGAAAAATATTGAAGTAGCTAAAGATGGTGTGGTTTGTATGTGGGTGCAAGGATTGTATGCAAACAATGTTTATATATGGCAAAATGTTTTAGTAGGTAAAATAAATAATAGTAAAGCATGGACATACACTAGCGAGTTTCATCAAGCAAATAAAGATTGGATTCAATCAATAGGTGGCACTAGGTTTGCATTAGAATGTATAAAAAATAGTGCAATAGACACTTATTTTACACAAGCAACAACTGATGGTATTTGTTTAGGCACTCTTTCTACAGTAGATTTAATAGATGAAACGCAAGATGAATACATAACAGAAGCTGCACCTGTTATGAAAAGAATGTTATGGGAATATTAATGTGGCACTTACATTATTGTATGGAGTTTATTTTTTACTAGCATTATATTCTTTTTTAGTATTATCTTGGCTACAACTTTTATATACATACATACTATTTTATTTCTTATTAGAATTTACTATGAGTTTATTTATTCATAGGTGGGCTACACACAATTTATGGAATCCACCAGTATGG